TTAGACATTGGCACTATCACGGAGAAAATGAAGGGAGAATTTATAAATTAGATAATTATTTAAAAAAAAAAAAAAACTTAACTATTGAAAAAGGAAATATTGATAATTTTGATACTAATAACAAAATATGTATATTTCATTGTGGTAATATTGATATATTTACTTCAATAATAGAAACTTATCCTATAATAAAAGAGTTAAATTTAATTATAACTTATTACAATGATTTATATAAAGATAAATTTAAAGAATATAATTTAAAAAAATATGAATTATTAAAAGTTGAAAATAGGGGAATGGATTGTGGTCCAATGTTGTTATCTATAAAATATTTACTAAATAATAATACATTATATAATGAAAATACTATATTTTATAAAATTCATACTAAGAAAATAGATAAATGGAGAGATAGACTAATTTCAGATATGTTAATTTTTAATGATTTTAATTTATATAAAGATAAACCATATATTTTCGGTAGTAATGAATATATATATAGTGATAAAAAGGGTATAAATAAAGTATATATTGATGAAATTGTTAAGAGAAATAATAATAAGGATATATGTAATAAGGATATATGTAATAAGGATATATGTAATAATGATATATGTAATAATGATATAAATGATTTTTATGATAAATATTATGAAAACTTTGTATCTGGAGAAAAAATAAATAAATTTACAGACTTATTACCTTCTTTAGAATTTTATAAAAATTATGAACCTGATTTGAATGGGATAAATAATTTAGAACATTGGGAAAAAAGTGGTATTAATGAATTTCATAGAAAAAGTAACATAAATTATATAAAAAAATATAAAAAATTTACGAATTATTTTATTGCGGGTACAATATTTGGATTTAATAAAAAATACTTAGATTTATTTAAAAATTATAATTTAGAGTATGAACATTCTATTCTTGAAGAAGGTTATATAGATAATAGCAAAGGAACAACTAAATTACACTCTTGGGAATATTATTTTGGATTAATATTATTTTTAAATGATGGAATTATATTAGGTATTGATAATGATAATAACAATATATATAACAAAACACAAAATAAACCTAAAATTAAATATTCACTTATAAATGTACCATTTAAAAAGTCATATATAGCTATTTTTTTAATATTACCTGGGGATACTCCTGAATCAGGTGGTTTTAGAACAATTTTAAAGTATATTGATTTTTTGAATAAATGTGGTTATTCTTTAGATATATATTTTGGTATTTGTTGGAATGATAAAGAGTTAGAGTATAATGTTGATAAAATTAATAAAGATGGAATGCCCACGTGTGAAAACTGGTTAAATGAAAATAATACAGATATTATTTATAAAATACTGAAAAATATAGAAAAATATAATATTATTGATATTAACAGTAATAATTTCTATTTGGGATTAAAATGTCAACGAAAATATAAAGTTTTAATTGCTAATGCTTGGCAAATATCAGATGCTGTTTATAAAAATAAAGAATACGCTAATAGCATTTATTATATTATTCAGGACAGAGAAGAATTATTCTATCCCAATGATGAATATTTAAAAAATAATGTCATAAAAACTTATAGAAAAGAATACAATTATTATTGTATCACACAATATTTGGGAAATTATTTTAAGGAAAATTATGAATATATAAGTATTCGGGATTCATATATGGGGGTTGACTTAGATATATATAAAAATTTAAAGTATAAAAGAGATAATTCAGTTGTTATTCCTTACTATGGTGATTTAAAACCTGGTAGAAAACCTGAATTAGTTAGAAAGATAATTGATATATTATCTACAAATGATATAAAATGTTATGTTTTTCCATATAATTTTGAAACAGTAAATGAAAATATAATAAATTTAGGAATTATGACTGAAAATGAACTTAATGAATTATATAATAAACATAAGGTAGGCATTATTTTTAGTAATACAAATCCTTCTAGACTTGGATTTGAAATGTATGCGTCAGGAATGAAAGTTATAGAATATGATTCTGAATTCACAAAATATGATATGCCAAATGAATACTTTAAAAAAATAAAAGATGAAGGTAAAATACTTAATATAACTAATAAATTATTTAATAAAGAATATAATGATAGATTTTTAAAAAATATTGATATTAATAAAGATTATGAATTTTTCCTAAATTTTATAAAAAAAAATATTTAATTATTCTTTTAAACTCGTTTAGTTATAAGAAATATAAATATAAGTATAAAATTATTATGGAAAAAAATATAGATGATTGTAGTTTACTAAATGAATGGGTTAAATATTATTCTATGGCAGATAAAGACATGGATAACCAATGGAATGATATGTTATTACCTATATTAAAAGAAATAGAAATTAACTTTGATATAGTAATGGATTTAGCGTGTGGTGCTGGTAGAAATACTATGAAATTAGTTAATTACTGTAAAAAAATTTATTGCGTAGATTTAAATAAATATGCAATAGATTTATGTAAAAAGAATACTTCGAATCTTAATAAATATAATTATAATAAAATTACATTTATTCAAAATAATGGTAGTAATATTTCAAGTATACCTTCTGAAACATTAACATTTATATCAATTTGATTCAGGCGTTCATATGTCAAAAGAAGTAATTAGAAACTATATTAAAGAATTTACAAGAATACTTTCTAAAAATGGTAAAGGGTTTTTTCACCATTCTAATTATGGTAATATACTAGATGGTAAAGATAAATCAAATTTTAAAAAAAATCCACATTGGAGAACAGATATGACAAAAGAATTATTTAAACAATATTGTGAAGAGTTTGGATTATTATGTTTTAGGCAAGATATAGTTAAATGGGGAGATGATGAAAATTTAGATTGTTTTTCATTTTTTAAAAAAGTATAAGTTTATAATAATACTAATTTTAAATATTTATTAATTATATGGTAATACTAACAATTATAAAAATAAACATACCCAAAATACTAAATAAATATTAAAAGATTATTCAGGAAAAACATAGTTCAGTTCGTCGATTAGTGTATCGTATTTTTTTATAATTTCATTATCTATAGGAACATTTATATTGTATTTAGGTGTTTCGGTATAGTCACTATAAACAAACTTTTTTGTTAAGATTTTTTTTTAAAAGTTTTATTCTTTAGCTATTATTCTAGAGTAGGTTTTATAATGAAATTTAAAAAATACTATTATAGTATGTCAAATAGTCCTTATTGGATAAATAATGAAAAAAAAATAGTATTAATTTGGTCACCTAAATGTGCGTGTACAACATTACATAACGCATTTATAAGAAATATTTGTAAAATAACAGAAAAAAAAGACCCTAGAATAATAGCTAAAGAATATAACTTTATTAAAAATAACTATGAAGAAATACCAAAAGATTTTTTTATTTATATGGTAGTAAGAAAACCATTTGATAGAATAGTGTCTTGTTACTTTAATAAATTTGTTATTTATAATGGTGAACGCCTAAATGAAAATAATTTGGAAGGGTTTTCGAAAAAATTATTAAAAGATATAGGAGTAGATTATAATAATTTAACATTTAATAAAATGCTATACGGTATACAAAAGTTAATGTCTAAAAATGTTAAAATAAATTCTCATTTTGATATACAAATAAATATAAATAATTTTAATAAAATAAAAAATCATCCTAATTTATTTTTATTTGATATAAATAATATTCCCGAAATTTTAAATTCCTCTTTTATTAATGTTACAAAAAAACCCGCTAATCCTATATTTGAAGATTTATGTAATGTGAAAACGAAAGATATAAACATTTATTCGTTATTAAAAGAAAATTTTATTAATTCATTAGAATTAATAAAAGAAATTTATATACAAGATTATCAAATTTTAAACAAAATACTTTATAATTAAATTAAGTTGCTTTATTCATTATCGAATCAATTAAACTTAACTTATAGTAGTTTAGGTTGATAGAAATAATTATTAGGTAATAAACCAGTTTCGAAACCACAATAAATATCAGGTATGCTACATAATAATTTTGATAGATAAGTAGTTCCATTTCTTTCAGGTCCAGTTACAATAGCTAATATTTTTTCCATAATTTATATAATATTATAAATTAATTTTATTTACCCTTAAACTCATTTAATCTTATTTTATACCTAATTTTAATTAATATTTAAAAAACTATTAATTTTAATATATTATTTTCCTTTAAAATTTTCATATGAACATTTAAATAAAAATAAAATTCATATATTATATGTCCAATAATATTTGTTTTAAACATGAAATAAATCCTAATATAATTATAAATAACACAGAAGATTATTATGTAATACCATTTGGACAACGTTGCGGTAGTACATTAGCAATAAAATGTGATTCATTGCGTAAATGTCACTACCATTTGATTGGATAACACTTATTTTTCCAAAAAAAAAAAAAATATTGGAAAATAATTTTAAAGATTTTATACCAGATGTACATAATAATATATTTCGTAACAAATATGATTTAAGTTTTCCCCATTTTAATAACAATATTGGTGAAGGAATTAAACAATATGAACGTCGTATTGAAAGATTTAAAAAAATTATTCTAGAAGATAAAAAATTGTATTTTGTGTATATTAATGAAAATTATTTGTATAATGAAAGATTTAGAAAAAAAGAATTTAATGATAATATATTTTCAGAAATGTTAGAACTTGAATTGTATTTACACCTTTGGAATTTTCAAATGAACATTTAAAATATATTATTATATATTAAATGGTACATCATTCCATTGATTTTAAAATTTCTGCTGTTAAATATTATCTAAAAATAAAAAATTATGTTGAAGTGTAATATTTATGACTGTAATAGAACTTCACTCATGAGATGGGTTAAGTCATACAATGAAAATAACTTAAATTCAATACATAATAAAACAAGAAAGTCTTATAAAATAACAAAAGAACATATAATTTATATTAAAAAAATTTTAAATCAAAGAAATAATAAATTCCTATCTTTAGAAGAGTTAAATAAAAAATTATCTAAAAAATTTAACGATTATAATATAACTCCACGGTGGTTAGGGCAAGTATTAATTGATAATCATATCACAAGAAAAAGGACCAGAAAAAGTCATTTTCCAAAAACAAGATATGGTAAAAAAATTAGTTATAAGAAAGAGGTTAAAGCATTTTTTAATAAAATAAAAAAATATAATATAAATAATATAATTAGTATAGATGAAACATCTATAAAATCAGCAATGGTAAAAGAATATTGTAGAACTATAAAAGGAAAAAGATGTTATTTTAAGACCACTGATAATAAAGTTTTTAGAAAATATACATTATTAATGGCTATATCAACAAAAGGAGTAGTCGCGTATAAATTTTATGAAAAAGGTGGTTCAAATAAAGATAGATTTTTAGAATTTTTACAAAACAACATACTTTCAAAAATGAAAAATAAATTATTATTATTTGATAATGCTAGAAGTCATATCGCAAAAAGTGTTCTAGAGTCTATTAAAAATAGTGGAAATGATTACTTATTAAATATACCATATCATCCTCAGACAAATCCAATAGAAAGCTTTTTTAGTGAATTGAAACATTATATAAAATTAGATAGTAAATAGAATATAATGATTTATTAAAAAGCATAAAAAAATCTATAAAGAAAATAAAAAAATCACATTATATAAATCACTTCAAAAATTCATTAAGTAATAAAAATTTTATAAAAACAAGCAGAATATATTCATCTAAAAAAAATTACAAATGATTTATTAAAATATTTTCAATAAATTTTTTTATTGTTCCATTATCTCTTAGGGCTTTCATATCTAATCCATTATGATAAATAATTTTTACATTTTGGAAACACTTTAAATTATTACATTGTGATATGTGATGATTGTTATTTTCATTTTTAACCTTTGTATCGCCATATAAAATGTAATCTGTTTGATTATTAACTATAAGTTTCAAATCTCCATATTTTTTATTTATTGGATTAATTAATTTTGTTCTTGGAATAAAAGCTATAACACTACTTACATTACATAATGAACCAAATAATATACTAGCATATCCACCGGATGATACTCCCATAAATAATATTTTTTTATAATTTGATTTTTTTATTATACTGTTAAGATATAAAACGGTATCGTCTATATTATTTGTAATACCATCAATCCCTTTATGATACCAACATTGCTTTTTGTCAATATAAAAATATAAATCTGTATTTTTTTGAAATGTTTTTGATAGGTAATTTAAAAATTCAAATGGCAATATTCCTCCCATTTTTAATGCCATACCACCAAAACATATAATTAAATTTTCGGAATTATTTTTAATTATTTTATGTTCACTCATATATATTATTTATAAATTTTTTGTAAAATTTAATTTTAGTGTTCATTTGAAAATTCCAAAGGTGTAAAAAAAAAATATCCTAAAATTAATTATAATATATTATATTTTAATTTTATTGAACATAAAATTCCAAAAGAATCCAATATTATTAATATTGTATTAAATACTAATAAATTATACAATACAGTGGTAGGTGTATCACATACACCAGTTAGAGTATATTGTGGGAAAATATTATGTAATCTTTTTAAAGTAAATTAATTCTGGATGTGGTTAGTGGTAAAACATTTAATGAAGAATAAAATTAATTTTATACCCATAATTTATTTATTTTTAATTTTAAACAAATTATCTATATTCTAATAGTATTTTTCTAACACTATCTTTAATACCTAAAACTTCCGGATACATTTCTTCTAACTTACTTGTATCTAAAAAATTATTTGACCTTTTACTCGCCAAAATTGTATCTTGTTCTTCTATAGAAAAGTTTTCCCAAGTAAAATCTTTGTCGACAATTTCTTTATACATTTCCAACATTTCATTATGGGAAATTAATCCAGGATTCGTTAAATTTAATGTTCCTTTACACCCTCGGAAATTTAAAATGGAACAAAAAAATTATATAATATAATTATAACTATGAAACATAAAACAGAAGATTATAAAATTAGCGCTGTTAAATATTATATTAATAATGAAGTTAGTATGGATGAAGTATGTAAAATTTTTGAATGTAAAAAAACCTCATTAAAAAGGTGGATTGATAGATATGAAAAAGATGGTAGTATCAAAAGACACAGTAGAAAATCTATATCTTATAAAGTTACCAACGAACACGTGAAATATGCTATAAAATTATTAAAACAAAATGAACAGATTACATTGGAAGAATTATCTAAATTAGTTAAGAAAAAATATAAAGATTTTGATATTACTTCACGACAGTTGGGCAACATTCTTAGAGATAATAATAAAACAAGAAAACGAACTAGACACGAACATTTTCCCAAGATCAGATATGGAAAACCTACCAATAAACAAAAAGAATTGGATAAATTTTATAAAGAAATAGATAAATATTCATTAAATAAATTAATTAGTTTAGATGAAACATCAATACAACCATCTATGATTATGGAATATAGTAGATGTGAGCTAGGTAAAAGGTGTATTGTTAAAACAGATGATAGTTATTTATTTCGTAAATTTACTTTATTAGTTGCTATTTCTAATTCTAAATGCATTGGATGGGTACTATATGAAAAAGGTGGTATGACTAAAGAACGATTAGTTATATTTTTAGATAAATTTATTTTTAACAAATACAAAAATCATCTTATTATTTTAGATAATGCTGGAAGTCATAAAAATAATTATGTAAAAGATGCTATTACAAATAGTGGTAACAAATATCTTTTTAGCATTCCATATACACCACATACAAATGGGGCAATAGAAGCATACTTTAACCAAATAAAACATTATCTAAAATTAAATAAAAAAGTCCTAAAATTTAATTTATTAAAAAAAGAAACAAAAAAAGCGATTAATAAAGTATCAAAAGAAAATTATAAGAATTATTTTAATTATGCTTATAAAAAAGATAATTTAAGAAAATATAAAAAAGGCATTTCTACATTACGTAGAACACCTAAAAATTATAAGAATTAAAGTATCTGTAATTTGAAGAGTAAGCATTTCACATTAGATGACTTAACACGTTAGGATTTTTAAATGTTATAATTAAATTATTCTTTATACTTTTGAATACAATAGTCAATTCCTTCCTCAAATGAATAAAACAATGGTCTTATTTGTTGTTTGTTTTTAATTATTAGTTTGTACATGTTATTTCTGTAATTTAATATATGTTTGGGATCAGACCACCCTTTCATTTTTCCTTGTTTTAATTGTCGTAGGACAATATGTTTATACAAATGAATTAATTTGGGGAATATAAATAGATAAACGATATTGTCATATATATCATAATCTTTTTCTCTATTATCTGGTCTTTTTAAGCCACCACCAGAACATCCTAACAAAATTGAGTTAACATTTTTTTTTAATAACATATTACTAGTCTTTCCATCACCTTCTGGGAAACTATCAAAATCATATAATTTACAATCTTTATAACAACCATTGTATTTTTTAATAAATGTTGATTTACCTGCACAAGGGTGTGAATTAATTTTTATTAATAAAGGTAATCCTTTTTCTTTTATTTTTTTAATTTTAACTGCTAATTCTATATATACTTTATCATTTGTATCAATTATAATATCTTCAATATTCTTCATATAATATATCATTATATATGTTTTTTTTTAAATAATTTGTTCCATTTTAAATTTCCGAGGGTGTAAAGTCTTTCTCCATTAAATCTAAAATGATAGGATAAAAATAAGGTAATACAGTCATAGAATTAGGTATAGAACATATTTTACTATATTTTGTTATTTTACTAATAAAATTCCTAGGATTATTATCTGCCGTTATAGGCATTCGTATTCTTAGATTTAAAACACTATCTTCAAAATTATGAAGTAATTTGTCTGTAAATCCTTTTACAATAGAATAGCTAGACCCAAAGAAATTAGGTTTAGACTCTTCCGTAAAACCAAAAATTTCTTGACCATACGGATGTTCCGAATCATATTCAAAAATACAACCTGTTCCCAAATAAGTATAATGAATTCCCATTCTTTTAGAAATTATAGATAAATTTAAAGGACCTTGTAAATTATCTCTTATATTATCTACCAATTTCCCTTCTTCTTCCAAATAATCTATAGTACTATATACTTTGTCCTCTATTTTACCATGGGTTCTCCCAGTAAATCCTATAATATGACTTGGTAAAACGGTCCCTATTTCTTTCTCCAATTCTTCCATATTATCTAATCTTTTCGAACCTTCAATTATTTTATATTTTGTATTTTCTAGGAGGTAATTCTTAAACTGTGAACCTATCCAACCTTTTGAACCATATATTAAAATAGTATCTATCATTTTAGTAAGATTAATTTTAGTTATTTTTTTAAATATATAATATAAAATGAATTCTGGTTTATATACTTTTAAATATTGGATGGATTATAAAGTAGTAAAATTAAGTAATAGAGAAGTAATTTATGATTTTACTAATAAATTATTGAGTCTTATAGATTCATTACAATTAAAAACATTTAACGTAAACTTTAAAAACGAATTTATTGCTTTTTTATACCAACATTCTAAAAAATCACAAATAGTAAAGAATGTATATAACTCGAATGTATATAACTCGAATATAGAACTCGACGACGAATTTATTATTAAATATGAACCTAGATTTTTGGAGTTTTTTGATGAAATGTCAACATTCTTTAGACAAGGAGCATTTAATATTTTAGATAGTAACTTAAATTATCAAAAAACAAATTTTATAGATTTAATAGAAAAAAATATAATTTTTTCATATGTAGAAGAAGAAAATATAGATGATATAGAAGAGGATTATCTAGAATTTGAATAAATTACGTAATAATAAAAATATTATAATATTATATAAAAATGACTACCGCAACCCAACAAAGAAGTCGCCGCAGTAAGCAAAGGAGTAGAAGCAGTAAGCAACAAAGGAGTAAGCAACAAAGGAGTAAGCAACAAAGGAGTAAGCAACAAAGGAGTAAGCAACAAAGGAGTAAGCAACAAAGGAGTAAGCAACAAAGGAGTAAGCAACAAAGGAGTAAGCAACAAAGGAGTAAGCAACAAAGGAGTAAGCAACAAAGGAGTAAGCAACAAAAACAGAAAGGTGGATTTATAAGAGCAGGCACTAGAAATATAAGAAGTAGAACTATAAGACGAATTAGAAGTAAAAAACAGAACGGTGGATTTATAAGAGCAGGAACTAGAAAATAAATATTTCATTATATTATAATGAATTTTCAAAAACACAAGAATCTCATTTTTCTTCTTCTAGGAACAATAATAGCAATAAGTGTATCTTTATATGGAGCATTTTACACAGTAAATAAAAAAAGAGAAGAAAAAGGAGAGGGTGCTTTATCTTTTATTAAATTCATTAATAATGATAAAAAAGTTTCTCTAAAACAAATTTTAATAGGAATGTCATTTGGTATGATTTTTGGATTTATTGATAATTTTGGACTCTGGTATGGTATGGACTATTTAGACCCATATCTTCCAAATGGAAATTTAACAAAAGCTGGACTTGGAAATACCTATAGTGATTTTATTGGTTCCACTATGGGAACTTCTTTATCCATGATACTTACCACATTATATCCAGTAGAAGACGCACCTATTTGGGTAAATTCTATTGGAATTATTATAGGGTGTCTATTAGGTCTATATATTCCCCGATATTTATCTGGTAGAATCTAATCTTTTATATAATTTAATCGTGTTTACCTTTTTCAGACCATACATTTTGATTAAATGGTAAAACTGTCATTTCTTTTGATTGATTCTTATACATTCTCACTTTATCTAACATAATTTTTTGATTATTAGTAAATGCTAATTTTTTCTCTTTTTCTCTATCTTTAGGTTTTGGTTTCATACCATAACAATTCGCACCAAATAAAGTGTCTGGATTATCAAAATAACCACCGTTTACACCCCAATTACCACAAGTGCCCGAACTTTCCGGATCTTTTTGTAATTCTTCCCAAGTATCTTTCTGTGTTGGATAAAGAGCCATTTGACCATCAGACCAACCATAATTACACCAATCTCCTCCTTTTTTATATGAATCTAATACTTGTTCATAATTAGCCAAATCTCCTCCATGTGCCTTACAAGCGGCCCGGGCATCTTTATAACTAAATATATTATTAGAAATATTATACACCTGTTCTTTATTTTCTATTTCATGTTTAACAGTTCTATTCTTTATATTATTAAGTAAATCAACATTTCCAGGGTCATTAGCAATATCATTTTCAGAATATTCACTAAAAATAGGAGGCATTTTTAAATTTAAATTAGTATCTATATTGGTAAAAGAACCTTTATACATTATAATACCAATTATAATTAAAAAAACTAAAATAATTCCAAATACAATTAAATTCCTATTTTTATTTACAAATGATACATTCGTATTATTAAACATAGAGTTATTTTTCATTATATATAATTATGATATTATTTTTTTAATTATAATTGGTAAAAAATCTATTTTAATTGGTAAAAAATCTATTTTAATTGGTAAAAAATCTATTTTAATTGGTA